AGCGTCCCTGTTTTTGCCGCTTCTATAAGACCGCCGATAAATGGGTCTTGGTCATGCTCTTTTGCCTTCTCCGCACCTGTAACGGCGGGGATGGTAAAGCCGGATGCCACTTTTAAGGCAAAATCTACAATCCCCGGAACTGCTCCGCCCACCGCTTCACCTACCAATTCTTCAAGAAACCCCACGCCTACTTTGTCCGCCCTATCCTTCCAGTAACCAGCATTACGGTTATATTCTTCCGCCGCCTTCTCAAATAGTCCGCCGCGTTCCATGCCTGTCTCACGCTGTATATATTTTGTAAGCACATCAAAAGTATCCGCCATGTTCGCTATGCCGCGATTAATAGCAGATGCCGCCGTATATCCCGTAGCCATCCACGGGTCAGCAATATTACTGAAAAACTGGGTGAATCCGTTTCTCTGTTCAACCTGCTTATCAGGAGTAAAATCTTTCACATGGTTGTCCACGTACTGATCAACGGGGAATGGAGAAGGCTCGGCGTGATGGGGTAAATCCGCCATAGGTACAATATCCCCCCTGCTTACATTTGGCATATCATTCTGTGAAACTATATCGTTCATTTCTTTGCCGCTTGTTCAAGGTCGTACATTTCACGATATTGCGGGTCAACTTCTTCTCTGCTTTTTGGTATGTCCTTTGTGGTCTTTGCTGTAGCCGTTGGCGCACTATAATGATACTGACCATCAGGCCATAACCACGCTTGCTTGCCGGACTTCGTAGTAATCGTGTTTTCCTGTTTTGCTTCTGTGCTCGGCGTATATTTCGGAACAAAAAAGCCCTTTATCTTCTCCCATCCGCTCGGCTTCCCTGATTGCATGCTCTCTTTTATTGACTTCACCTTTTCGTCAATCTTCATCCTGTAATGAGGTACGATCTCTTTCGCCTTATTGAATATTTCTTCTGTTGTAACTGGTACTCGTTTTCCTTCTGTGGCTTTCTTTGTTTCTTCCTTTACCCACTTTTGAAGTTCCTGTTGTGCTTGCGCCGCCTTTTCGGTCTCAGCGGGTATTGAAGGAAGTAGCGCACCTTTGCTCGGAGCAATCTGGCTTGTGAGATATTTATTCGCCTGAGATAATCCATGATTAGTGTCTTTCAATTCTCTATTATCAAGACGACCAAGAAGCGCAAAGGCTGTCCCGCTTTTCAGATGATTGGTATTGACAATCTCCTTTTTGGCTTCATCATAGTTCCCGCCGTCTATTAATTCCTGTATGCGTAAATATTCCTTTCTGTCCTCATGGTTTGAAACGTCTTCATCCGTCCTCTTGCCCCATGTCCTGATGCCGTTTAAAAGTTGTAATCCTTCAGGCGTTCCCTTGAGGAACTTGCTCTGCTTTAATTTTTTACTTGCTTCTCCGAGTTTCCCGCCTACAATATCTTCAATAACACCCCGCGCCTCTTTCTCTTTGCCTTCCCTCTGTATCCTCTCTGTATCGGCGTTCTTCGCATGAATGTAGGTTTCTGCTTCATTTATTAATTTACGGTTAGGATTGCCGTTTTTATCGAGAAGCCCGTTCTCCCTGCGAAAGTCCTCGCTCTGTAATTCTCTTTCGGCAGAACCAAAATCAAAACTTCCGTCTTCGTGCTGCCATCTGGATTCGAGTTTTCCTATTGAGGCATTTACCGCAAGTTCGCCCTGCTCCCTGTCCATCTTGTTTTTAACAACTTCAAGCCTGTTCTCTCCGTATGTTTGAAAATTGGCGAGTTCCTTTGGATCAATGTCCTTATATATTCCCGCGTCCATCTTCTTTAATGTACGGACAATCAATGATGGGTCATTGCTTTTCAGACCTAAAATAACTTCCGATTCCTCCCGCTTCTTAAGAAATTTCTGTGTGCGTTCGTGCAGTTCATGTGCTGTAATGATGTGATCGTTTGCCGCTAATGTGAGCTTTGCCCTGTATTCGTTTTCCACGGCCGCACGCTGGGCTAACAGCTTGCCTATTCCTTTTGGTTTTAGATCAACACCCGTCTGTAAAATTGAAGCGTCAGCATCAGCGGATATTAGGGTTATGCCCGCTTCTTCCGTGGCATGGTCTATTTGCTGTGTAAGCTCAGACCATTGCTGCGAGGCTTCGTCGGCTGCTATGTCAAGCTGGTACTTCCCATCTTCCGTGAGAAGTTTCAGCCGTTTCATTTCTATTGCATGCTTGACCGTGTTTATTTTCCCGCCAAGCCACGGCTCGACATGGTTCCATATACGTTCGTTATTCCCTAACTGGTCATGGTACTTTTTAAGAAGCTCATCGGTCTGCTTCTGAATATCACCAGTAAAATTATTATAATCAGTCCTTTGTTCAAAACCCTCAATCACCTTTTCAATATCGCCATTGACAAGGTTCTCCGTCTTCAGCATCGAAACATGGTCTTCTGCGCTTTGAATGGCGCGATAAACTTTTGCCCCATACTGCGCGGTTGATTCAATACCCTCTGCCGCTTTTTCCACGGCGGCAAATGGAGCACCCGCCATGCCCGGTGATAGTTCGGGCATCGGTACTTCTTTAGGTGTTATTGAGGTTGGTATTAGCGGCATAATCTATCCTATCCACGGGCTGTTTATGCCCTTTTGCGCGGCTGCGTACCCTAAACCCGCACGCCCTATACTTGTTAGAAAAGTGCCCATAGCCCCCGTTGTCCCGGCGTATGAGGCAACATCTCCATAATATTTTTGCAAAGTAGCGGATGTTTCCCCGGCGTATTTAATCCTCTCCTGTTCTTCCTCTGCCTGCATAGCGGTATCGGCAAGGATAAGAAGCGGAGAGCCTTTTGTAATATCAACTCCGGCTTTTGCATAAAGCGACCTCTGCCTTCCCATAAGGTTAGAGAATTTGGCTGTGGAGGCTTCGGATTCTTCCCTCATTTTTTCAAGGGCTACATTTGCGTTATAATCATAGGCCGCGCTTTCCGCCTGACCCTTTTTGTATTGGGCAACCGCGCCGACAGTACCGCCAGCAAGACCCATCCCGGAAAACAAACCCGCCATATTGGTAGCAGTTAGTTCCATTTTATTGCATCCTTGTTAAAAATTCGGGAATACATATATACAGATTCATTTGAAGGCCCGTAGCATTTAAGAAAACCCTCCAACTCAAAACCGAGACATTTAAACCATTTTTCATCATGTGTTAGCGACACCGCCTGTACCCTGCAAAAACCTTTTTCTTCAGCCATTAAGGGCAATCTTTTTTTAAGTTCTCTGAATGCGGTCAGCTTGTATTTATAAAAAAGTGCCGAAATAAGTATCCATGCTTCTCCGCGTTTCCATCCGAGGTTTATTATGCCCGCACACATGACCGGGGCTTGAAAGCACATAAGCGTAAGAGCTGCGCTGCCGGGGCTAAGATACGCGGTCAGCATTTCATTCACCATCTTTTCAGAGAGCACCTTGCCCATGCCCCGGTTACGGGTTATAATATCTATCGCATGCTCTGCCGCAAAAGGCACAACCCTGAGATCAATTCTCATCCGCCGTCTGCAACGCTCAATCGCGGAATTATGGCTTTAAGCGTAAAGGGTAAGGGCAGATCATGGACGATTGTTATTGTTGCCTCATCGTCCCACCCGCCATCTATATCAACCGTTATGTCGCCTGTAAAAAGAGTAGGCGCTGTACCCGTTCCAAACGGGATCAAGTAGGTATTGCCCGGACTCAGGGAATAGCCGAAAACGCCGAGAGTTCCCGGAGCAATAGAATAACCATAGCCAACATTGTAAAGTTTTTTATTATTAGACCCCACCTTGCAGCCAAATGTTTCATAGAAGCATAAAGTAGCACGGCTTATCTTTTGCTTTTTCCCCCTTGATGTTCCTTGCTGGCTGCCGATATTAGGATTCATCGGATCTATTGTTGTGGTATAGGGAAGTCCTATGTGGATTTTATTACAGTAATACGAAAAAGTTATAGTATCTGCGGCAACCGTTTCGTCAAAGATAATTGCCCCGTCACCCAGCGCCTGCACTTCCTTGCCCATAAGATAGGTCATGCCGGAAATTACATTCGTGACTTTCGTGGCAGTTCCGCCCGACGCGTAAGCAGTCCATCCCGTAGAATCAATACCTAACAGCGAAAAAGTATTCGTTGTATAATAGACTGTGATTGTAATTGACGTGCAACTCCATGTTGCTCCAATGGCATGTGTGCTGACCCCAACATCTACACCGAAACCGCTATTGTTATTGATGTCAGAATATAACCAATCGCCATCCCACAAATCAGAAGAACTGCCTAACGGGGTTGTGATATTAGAAAACCACCATGACGTTCCGCCCTCAAGGTTTATCCAGTTTTGCGTGTCACCATAATCTGAGCCAGCCTTCATTAATGTAGTTTTGGGGTCAATAGCGACAGTAGAACCCGTAGTATTATATTGAACCTTAATTCCCCTTATGACCGCATTGGAAGGAACGGTAAAACCAAAGCCTGTTATTTTTTCATGCGTGTTCGTGCCGATGCTGCTTGAACCCCAGCCCGACACAGTTTTGGCCTGATTACTTACAGCCCCTACTCCCGTTACGGTGTAGGCTGCGGTATTGTCTTGATTGACTTGCGTCATTCCCAGCACGCCGGAAATATTAACTAAATCACCGTTAGCGAAAGTATGGCCGGGAGCGGTCACAACCGGGGGAGCGGCCTTGCTGATGTTCGTTATATTAACTGCGTCTCCGCCGTCCCACGTCAAGCCTGCATGAACAAAGAAGGCTTCTGTAATGTCTCCAAATATCTCTTGCGGCATGAAGTATTCAACATATCGAACCGTCGCCCCGTTAATAGTTCTATTGACAATAATCCATACCTGATCTTCGTCATTGTCCTGACTGACAGAAGCCACAGATTCAATAACGCCGTCCGTGACGATTCTAAACCAAGCATAGACCTGTTCCTGACTTTCAAAGGTCATGCCGAGTAATTGGCCGTCCGCCCTTACCGCCCAAAAGATAGGGTAAGGTTCTGCCTGAAAAGCCGTTTGTATAATGCCGGAAGTCTCTTTGGTCGGGCCTATTGTAATATGCCTTGCAACACGAGTTAAATCCGGGGCTATCCACTGATTAGTCTGCCATTGATATTGAAGCAGCCGCACAACCCTTGCTGACCGCGTAACCCATATAATTGAATCATTGACCATTTGCGGGGCTATCTTGCCAACGCCTGTTGAAATCTGTTTTTCGTTATCCACATTGGCCTGTGAAAGAGAAGCGCCATTTGTTCCGCCCATCCCCCAAACGCCATCAGCCGTGCCGATCATTAACATCTGCTTCCCTACAAGCCAGCGTATGCGGTCAACCTGACCTGAAACCATCGTAAACTGAAAGGCATGATCTTCTTCGTTAAGGTCACAAATGAAATCGGGGTAATCGCTTTGCACGCTACCATCTATATCTTGTGGTTTATTGTCAGACCCGGCAAGGACAAGACGCTGTTGAAATAGGGTTCCGCAATCAGGATAATCTCCCGTAGCGGCGAACATATTATTTACCGCAACAACAAATCCGCCAGCGACATAGGCATTAAACTGTGTTGTATCTATTACCGCCCCGGTATCCGGGTCTTGAAGGTTAAACCGTTTCCATGAACCTGGCCCACCCGTAGTATAGTTATAAACAAGAAACTCCCCCCCGTTAAGTTCAACCATGCCGGAAATTCCACTCATGTAGATTCTCTGACCAGTTGCTAATCCATCTTTAGTTACGTAAACGAGTGCGGGGTTTTGTTGAGAAATTGAAGCTATTGGATTGCCTATGTCTGCATATCCGGCGCTAACCGGGCCTTGAGTTCCCCTGCATGAAAGGTTTTGAAAAACCCAGCCAAAAGAGCAATACCGCATAAGTTCTGCCGGAGGATAGGAATGGTGAAAAATATATAATACATCCGCACTTTGCGAATTGACGTCTAAATCAAACAGGTCTGCCGCGAGGTATGGTGTGGTAATCTCAACAACAGTAGCGGGTGAATAAATAGACCAATCAACGGTAAAGAGCGGAGGGAATTCATATTGATTATTATGGTTCGCCACGTATGCTTGAGCAACCGTGGTCATTGACGAAGATGTGGTTGTAGGGGCGACGATAGCCGGAGTTGTATTGTATGCTGAATTCGCGTCAACCGTCCAGCCCGTCAAGTTAATATATTCATCGGTAGCGCCGTTTAAACCGACCAGCGCAACGATTGCGGCTTGAATATTCGTGGCACTATTTTTAGAAGGAGTTGCGTCTGCAAGTAGAATACTAAGACCCTGATTCGGTGTTATGCCATTTTTAGCAACGGAGAGTGTGTCTCCTGTATTAACGCCTATGGTAATGGTAACATTGCCTGTATAAAATTGTGCAAAGGGGGCTATGATGTTAAGAACCTTTGACCCCGTAAAAGAAAAAGAGGCATAAGCCCCTACCTTAACGTACTGTCCCGCCGTGTAAGCCGTGCCGGGAACGTAGTTGCTCAGGGCGGTAACATCACCTGTAACAAGTCCGGCATTTGCGCCTGTAGCCCATACCCTTATATACTGATTGCCAAACTCTAAAATATAATTCTGAATTGTGGAAAAACTGAAAGAGACAAGCCGTGCCTTGCTTGCACTGCCATACTTAGTAGAACCACCATAATAAGTACCGGGCATTTTCTTTGCCCCACCCTCTACAAGAGGTAAGGCGTTCTCAAGCGTTTGACAGCCGCTTGCGTATTTAGAAATGTCCGTGCGGGCTTCTATTAACCCCGAAAGCTCCCCGGCATTAAAGCTATTGATTGGAATAGAAGACTTAAACATTATCTACCCGCGTTCTCCCACTCTTGCCCCCCGGCCTCATCATCTAAATAGTCAAGTGATTCATTAACAGCTTCGGCGGAGTTAAGGGAGTTCTTATAATCCTGCATCTTATTGACGGCCTTTTCTTTGTCTTCTGTGATGGAGATTGCAAGTTCCGCCGCAAGCCTGTTCGCAAGGCAGTTGATAAAAGCGGGTGTGCATAATGTGTAATCAGAAATCAGGCGGATATAGTTGATGTAAAGGTCTTGCTCTGTATTGTCGTAATCGGTAAAGAGACAAAGCACGCTGGTATCAGGCAATGCCTCTATGACATACGGCAATCCGGCGGGATAAACAGGCGGATCATAATTAAAGAAACGTGAATAACCCGACGTGTCAATAATGTTGTACCAGTAGCCCAAAGGATAGGCCACGGGATTAACGCCTTTTGAAGTTGACTCTTTCGGTTTAACAAGACGTAAGAAATCAGAAGGCAGGGGATATGCAAATTGATAAGCATAGAGCGGCGCTTCCGTAGATTGCGACATTTTATATCGTGTCTTTGCAAACCGCCAATCCCGCGCCTGTAATACTTCTTGAAAAATATAATCCCAAACGGCAAGGGCTTTTATCGAATTGGCCGACCCTTCATCAATGGCCGAGATTATGCTGGCACCAATGCGTAACAGGGCAAGATTTATAATGCCCACCTGCGAAGCGCTGGGAGTTCCCATAAAATCCCCTTAAGGATAAGGGGGCGTTTTAAGCCCCCCCTGTCCTAATTATGCGACCTCATGTGTGACTGTAAACCAAAGGCGTTTTTTGCGATAAACTCGCATCCATCAAAGGTACACATGAATTCGTTGTCATCTATCTTTACGCCGAGGCTTTTAAGTTCAGCGTCGAATTCATTTGGATTTGCCTTTGATAAACGCTCATCCTTGTAACCAAGCGCCCTCTGGTTTTCCAGCGTTTTCAGCCGCCGTTCCTTTTCCGTTTGGAGGGCAATGATTCTGCCCTCCTTTGGAAGTTCGAAATAAATCGCGCATGGATTAGTCGGGTCAATATTGTATATCCTTTCCCGGTCATACCTTACTGCCTGACCATCAATGCAGTCTTTTAAACACTTCACTGCTTTACAAAGCATTTAAAATGCTCCTTTCTATGAGGGTGGTTCCGCATCGCCAAGATACATTGTTACATACCCGGCGGTAAGTGCCTCGGACACATGCGCGGCAACAGCACCAACATACTGAAGCATGGTGTGGGATGCCATTGGAATAAAGATGTGCGCCCCTGCGGTACAATCACTTACCTGAATCCGCGCCGTTGTGTGCTTCGTGCTTGATGTGCTGAGGTTATCAGAGGCGCTATGGACAATACTAAAATCCATACCACTTGCCGCACCTGTGAACGCTGTAGTGATAATGATGTGCAGCCCGAACTTACCGCCCTTATTTACATTCGGCTTTGCTACTCCGAAGTTCACGGTGTTCGTGGAAACAATATCCGTTGTCACTATCCCGTTGTCGGTTAAAAGATATTTATAATCATAAACTGGCATATTGCACCTCCTCCTAACTCAACCCGGTTTCGGTGTTGGTAATTTTTTCTGCGACCATGACCGGGATGCCCTGGAAGCGTGTTACTGGCCTACCCCACACGTCGCCCGTTGCCGGGTCTTGCGTGAAGTAGGTATTCGTCTTCTGAGACACCGCACGAATATCCATCTGCGTCTTCACGGTTCTGTTGCAGAAAATCACCGTGCCGGGATCTTCACCCAATCCAGGGAGCTGATTCTTCAACTGGATAAGAGCTTCCTCGTCGAAATTGGCCGCACCGCCTACCATGGTTCCGATGCTGGAATATCTTTGGACGCATCTTTCATCGTCTATTTCAATACCAACAAACCAAGTGAAGTGTGTACGGAGAACCTCAAAGAGAGAACCGCTTGTCCCGCCGGATGCTCCCGCCTCCTTTGTGACTTTTCCGAGGTCTTCAATTTCAAGGCCGCCCGGAAGGTTCTTAGGATAAAGCCCGTAAACTTTCTTGTCGCCGAATTCGATGATCCAGATTGACGTGGTATTTGCGGAGGTTCCGCCGCCTCCTGAAAGCACGTTGTAATACCATGTCGAATCACCGTTCGGATAAGTCGTGAGGCTGTTAAATCTTGTCAGAAGCCCGTTGAATTCACCGGGATAAGTGGCGAGGCTTCCGTAATAGAAGTCATATTCGACCTTCTGTGTCATTCCCTCCACCTTCCGGCGATCCTGGCTCTGCCTCCAAGCGTTCGGATCATTCTGAATTCTCCACAGTGCATAATCCACTTCCGAATAATCCTCAAACATGGCGATTGGTTCGGACAAGGGCTGTGAGTGTGTGCTTGTAGGAACGATGCCTTCATTGAACCGTCTTGCTCCGGGAGAACCTATATAGGTATCCCGTGATCCGATGTTGCTCATAATCTGGTTAGAAGCAACCATTGGAAGCACTCTCACAAGAGGGCATTTCCTGTCTAAAACCTGTGCCGCCCAAATATACTGACCCTGTGCGTCAAGGGACGTATATTCATTAACGACATCCATTAGGGTTGCGTAACCCAATACTGCCGCTGTTGTCATTTTTTATCCTCCTCAAACAGAGAGGATTATTTCTTTGGAGGCTCGGGACTCTTATCGTAAACGATTCCGCCCTTCTCCCCCGCTCCCGGTCTTGGAGACCCCGGAGGACTCTTATCCTCTCCCGTAAGTTTTGCTACGTTAATCATGAAGCGGATAAGGCTTGGATGGTTTCCAATTTTGGTTTCATTTACGAACTTATCGAATTCATCATTAGAGAATTTTTTCCAAACCCTCTTGACGAGTTCGACGCTTGCATCGTATTTGTCTCCTAATTCCGCCTTGAGTTTCGTTTCCGCTTCGCCTTTTTCCTTCTCACGCAGCTCAACCTCGGCCTTTACAACATTTCCCAAGTAGGCATTCCACGCATCCCCGATCTTCTTTCCAACTTCTTTTGAGATGCCATTTTCAAAAAACAGGTTTCTTGCCCACTGTGAAATTTTCGAGTCCATCGGTTTCCCGTCCGGGCCAAGAAGCTCATAATCTTCTGCCTTGTCCGGCCTTCCGATAGCTTTGTAATAAGCCGCTTTGTCTGCGTCCGTGGCGTTTTCTGACAACTTCGGGATTGAATTCTCAAGGCGCTTATTCAGGTCAGGTATTACCTTCCCCTCATAGTCCTTTACCTTCCCCTCGAACTCCGAAACTTTCCCCTTCACGTCGAGATAGCCTTTTGCAAGGTCTCCCGCCGTATTCATTCCGGTAAAAGCCTCATTCGATCTCAGGTCTTCCGGTAGCTGTGCAAGTATCTCGCCTGCCATTAAAACACTTCCTTTCTTTTAATGCGCGTTGCTGTTTGGAACAGTTTTATAAACTATCCCTAATTTCCCGCTATAGTTCATGGCGGGTTTCTTCTTTGGTTTTGGCGGTAAAAACTTTTTATTCTGCTTGATGTTCTTCTGGATGAAATAATCTTCTTCCAACATCGAGGGGTCTTTGGATTTACCGCCGCTTCCCTTAGCCATCTTTCTTCTCCTCTATTGTAGCGGTCTTCACCGCTTCAACTACCGCTGTGAACTTTGGTAACATTTCTACAATGCCCTGATAGTCTCCCTGAATCGGTTGAGACATAAGAGCATTAAGAATCAATCCGCGCTGGTCTTCGCTGTCGAGAACCATTCAAAAACCTTCCTTTCTATGCTACTGTCCCGTAGGGGATATAATAGAGGCTACCGCCCACATATATTTTAATCTGGCCTACCTGCGTGAAACTCCCCTTGCTGTTTGCCGCAAATGTTGTATTTCCTGTAAATGAGGTAACAACACATTCCGTTGACTGAATACCAACAAGTCCATCCCATGAACCGGCCACGGGCGTAGTCACAGCCATAGCGCAAATCGGCCCGGTGTGCGTTCCTGACAGGTCGTTTGATGCAGCCATAAAAGCACCTGCCAAAGTGCCGACTACCGCCGTACTTGGACAATCAATTTGACCCCTAACGGCCCCGGCAACATTCACTTTTGAGGATGCCTTCATTTCAAGATACCCCCAATGTCCTGCTACATGACCCGTAACCGCACTACAATCCGAATTGACAGATACCCGGTCACAGCCGCCATACCATGAGTTGTTGCCTGTCTGTGCGGCAGTTAAAAGTAATCTTCGCGAGCCGAACAGATAAGCCGCACCTGAGCCGCTTATAACCGCTCCGCCATCGTCTGCATTGCCCCTCTCAATCCATGTGCGGGCCGTGGTTAGCTTTAAACCATATCCGGCAGTCGTGGCATTGAACACACCCTTGATTAACTGGCCCGCTGATCCTGACCAAACTAAATCTGTCTTTTTCCTCCAAAAATTAATTGCTCCCATCACATCCTCCTTTTGGTCATTTACGTTTTCTGCGTAAACCCAACCAAGCGTGAATCACGCTTTCAAAGTTATCCGGCGCAAGAATCCCGCACCTTGCGAGAAGCGACACGCCGACATTATATTCCGCAACCTGAACCTTATTGTCTGGATCAAGTGTAGAACCGAAATGACAAAGGGCAAGAATATCCGCAAGCACCTCAACGCCAATGCCAGAACCAAATAAGGCGCGATACTTGTCTTTGATCTCCCGCTCATATTTCTCCGCTTCTGTTTCCTGTTGTACTAAATCAAAATCTTCAGGCATTCATTTCCTCGCCTGTTCCGCCGCCCATTAGTGCCGCAAGTGGGCTGCCTTCCTGTGTGGCCTTCCCTGCTGCCGCCGCTGCCTTTGCAATCTTTGGCAGGTTCTCAATCTGTCTCTGTTTCTCCTGGGCCTGTAATCTCATTTGACGTATCTTATTAACCATGTCGTCATTACGGATCAGCTTTGCGGGGAATCCTGTTGAATCGAGTATTTCTTTTATCGAACTATCCCAATCAATAAGGTCAAGCGCTTCCGGCTTGCGGTCTGCTACCTGGCTGATTAATGTCAAGCCTGCCTGTATTGAACGGGATTTTGTAAGCCTTGTCTGCGCCTGTGCAAGCGGGCCAAGATACTGCACTCCGATAACTCCGCCGATGTCCATGAGGATTTGTGGAGGCTGTGGCATGCGTCCCGCGTTCATTTCAATTTCAAATACCCTGTCGTGTATAGGATCAAAGGCTTCTGATTGAAGCATGCCGACGCGAGTTCCTAAGACAGCCGCTTTCTCGCCCATCATCTCAATAACCTGAGTTGCGGTAAGCTCTGTCTTATTCATGGCCGCTTGATAGAGCATCAAAAAGAAATCGACGTGAAAATGCTCCCTGATGATTTTCTCCGTCCTACCCTGAGCCTCTACGGAAAACGGAAGGCTTGCTATGGTCATCAACTGACGGGGCATGACCTCGCCTAAATTCGGGTTCGTGGTCTTGTCCATGAACGTCCAGCCGCGAGGCCCCACATTCACGTTCCCGCGCATATCTGCAAAGGCTACCATCGGAGGCTCGGCCATCTTGTGGCTTGCTATAAGGTTTGTCCTGCCCTGCTGGTTTGACAGCATTATGTCTATGTAAGCGTCCCATGCCGGAGACCTCCCGTACCATTCGTCATTGTTTTTTCTCCATCTCCACGTTATGGTAGGCAGCCAGTTATAACCCGTTTCTTCAATGAGTTTTAACGGAGACAGATAAACCCACATGGATGCTATGGGTTTGTTCTTCCCATTTATCTTGCCGTGGTCATAATCGCTGCGGGGATAGATTGCATGCAGGATTTCTTTTTCCGCGTGCATATTGTCGTCGTATGCTTTAGAAAATCCGGGGTCAACCTTCTTCATCGTCTCCATGCCGAACTTGTCCTTGAGTTGCCGGAGCGTAAGTTTATAAAGGCGGTAATTGGTATCGACCCTGCCCCATTGGTTTTCTGCAATAAAGTTTTCTCTGAAATGGGGAACGGTAAAGGTAATGCGGCCAGACGCTACTTCTTCTTCTGCAAGTAAATTGGCTGTCCCGCACGTTGCGCCGTCGCCTATGAATTCGGGAATGACATCGTAAAAATTAGATCTGTTGAAAGCGGCGTATGAAACATCCATGCAGTCCTGTAGGAATACTCGCACCTGCGGCATTTCATCCATGCGCTTGCCCGACCAGTGACGCATGCCCGAAGTGCGCGGAAAGTTAAACTTGCCCGGAAGTTCATAGCCAAACCAATCAATATTTCTTCCGCAGAGATAACCCACCATGCCGTCAACAAGAAGGTTTTTTGCCAGCATTGAAGAACCGTCATAGACCTCAATGCCCGTCTTCTGCCCCTTCTTAGATTCCTTATCGACTATCTTCCGGCGTGAATGATTTACATACGTAATAATATTGTCAATCATCGGCTCGAACGGCAGCCGAACAGAGGCTAAATATTTTTGATATTTCTGACAGTCTTGCGCTTTTTGGTCGTCGGTTCTTTCTTTTTCGGCCATATCTTATGTCCCTAATGTAGCCCGTTGCGTCTGCGGGGTTCCGCCCACGCCCAACGGACTTGTGAGTATCGTCGATGCCGCTCCCTGCCTTTTCCTCGATTCCATGGCCTGAGCGTAGGCCGCCGCTTCCGTATCCGCCGATGAAGGCTGCGCCGGAAGGGTGGGCATTTTGGGGGCGCTCATAAGAGTATAAGTAGTGCCAGTTACGGTAGCTGCCGCTGCGGTTACTGCTGCATATTCACCTATTCCCCAATCTGCCATCAATTCACCGCCAATCCATGACTGAGGGGTTCGTAGTTTGCTCTACCCATTTCCCTGTCCCTTATCATCTTCATGATCCTTTTCTCCGGGGAATCGGGTTCCGCAAGTCCAATCTGTTTTGCTGCCAGCCATAAATAATTTAAAGTATGCCGATAATGGTCAACCGCCTTCAGATAAACATAGCGTCGTGAACCGTCGGGCGTTTCCACCAACTTCTTTACTGCCGCGCTCACCTGTTTGGCGAATACGGTCATTTCCTCGCTTTTCCGGGGCAGAATCAAAAGACCGGGTTCTGATACGAGATTATGTGTCGCGTCACATACCCATGTCCTATTGACCTTGACTAATCGCTTGTCTTCGTGCCACTGGATGCCCGTTAAATTATCATCGTAATCACACACCCAACATGGATAGGATTGAGACTCGGCAAACTCCCGCGCCTTCCTCAGTTCCGGCTCGGCATCAATCACGCATGACTTCACGTTAAATCTCTTGCCAATATCATGCACGTCATTGAACGAGGACACCCTCGCCATATAACAAACCTGTAACTGCTTTTCTTTCGGTTTGAAACCGACCAAAACATTAAGCATAGACCCGACATCAACACCCATCCCACAAGGCCCCTGGTGGTTAATAAGCATGGCCTCTTTATTACAGCACGAATAGACATCGTTCATGGTCAGTTTGTTCTCTGCCGCAACATAGGCCATCCCCATCTTTGAGTTGTAAAATTCCTGCAAATCCCCGTTTGGAGGATTGCGGAACATGTCTAAAATTGTCTTCGGGGAAACGTACTTGCTGTTGAGTTGTGATATCCAGTAGCCTTCAACCTCGCGCCCCGGATACTGTGCGATCCATCGCCCGCTTTTTGAAAATATTTCCTTGCCGCATTTAATGCACGCCCGGTAAACCGTGCCGTCTGCTAATGTTTTTAAACAGTCGGGAAACTCAATTTCAAGGCAAGTATCCGCCCCGCACGCTTCACATTTCAGCATCCATACACGCTGATCTGAATTCTCATATGATTCATCAACGCCCCAGCCCGGAGTGGTGGGAGTGGATATTTCAACCTGCTCCTGAACCTCTGAATGCGAAAACCGTTCAAGTGCCATCGCAATAGCGCCATCCTCCATTAGATCCCTCTCGTCAAAGACAACCTTGTCCACAGACCGTGTACGTAATTTGGAAGAATCCTTCTTCTCGCCCTGTATCTTCTGCGTCAACCTCGCACCATGCAGATACAGAAATGCCCGTCCTATTCGCTTAATGTTCGTCGCATCCGTTGAAGTGACATACCTCCCTATGGAATCCGGGTTGTACTCGATCAGCGGCGTAAACCGCGCCTTTGAAAACTCGCCTACATCATCATCCGTAGGAAATAAATACAGGCAACCCTTCGGCAAAAACCCGTGAATCATTCCATGTAACGTCCGCAAAATCTCAGACTCGGAAAACGTCATCTGTGCGGCCTTCTTATACACACGCTTCCTCGCCCGGCTCTGCATCAGACCAACCTGATATTCGTGTCCCTCAACCCTGAATTCACCAGCGGAAAGCCTTAACTTGTTCCAATACGCCCAGCACCACGGGTCAATCTGTGCGAGTTCCCTCATGCCAGTTCTGGAAGGATCAAAAGCCATAAGCCCCTATGTAAAACCAGCAAAGCAAAAGCACAATGAACAGCCACACGTAGAAACACAACTCTATGCCGGGGTCTTGTGAGTAATCACGGTCTGGATTCATAATGCGTTCCTAAAAACTAAAGGCCATAGGGGTTATACATGAAAACGGAGTCCGTGAAATTCCGAGCCACCCTCTCAAAAAGGGGGGTGGGGGGTCGTCCAAAAAGCATGCTTTGGAACCGATTTTCAGGGAAGCTCCATCGTCGCCCATTCTCCACTTTGATCCTCGTTTCAATCCTTCAACTCCACCAGCTTTTTAGAGTTTACATAATACTTCTTATACACAGTTTGGCTTGCCCATAAGCTATTGATATTATTGTGGATGATAAATAAGGTGTATCGTCTGGATACTTATTATCCACTATTACCTACCATTTCGGCATCTATTGTCTCGCCCTGTTGGTCTTTCCCTCCACTTTGGGGTGGCTGGGGTAACTGACCAGAGGCTATTCTAGCGCCGATTTCGCGGGCCATCTCTGCCATCATCTCTAGTTCTTTGGGATCGCGTCGTAGGGTAAGCTGAAGGTTGTTATCTACCGTAAGTGTGTTTCTCATGTCTGTGACGTTAATCGCCACAAACTGAGCAAACTTACTATCATAGACACCCATGATTCCGCCCTGAATCAACAACTGTTTCTGCCAGGCCTTCACTCGCGTAACGGCATCGGCAAAATCTGGATGTCGCTGTGTCCAATCCCATACGGTTCCGGGATGTATTCCGTGTTTACAGGCCCAACCCTCAAGTGTGGGTAGTTTTGTGGGTAGAAGTTTTGTCTCTGTTCGTTCCCAGTTCTTGCCGCCTACCGTGACTTCACTTTCCCTGTAACATTCTTCTGTAGCGCCGAAGAATTCAAGGATATCATCACAGAGTTCAGGTTTGTAGTCTGTGGGTCTTCCGCGTTTAAGACCGGGCTTCTTCTCTTGCGCCGTCATTGTTTCGCGTACTCCATCAGGCAGAAGGTTAAGCTGAGAATCAGCATGATTATAAAGAGTGAGATACCTATCTTGAAGAGCATGTTTTGTGCTCCGTTGTTTGTTAGCCGCGTTGCTTGCGGCTTGCCAGGGATCAGTAGGTTTTGAACCATGTTTGATCGTCCTGGTGGTTGTTTTGTTGTCCTTCCGGTTCTATGCTCGTGGGATTGCATTCGCAACCCACTACGGAAAGAACTTAAGGTACTTTTTACTTACAGGAAGATTTTAAACCGATTTTTTGATGTTTTCGATGATTATTTTAGAATAGTGTTTTATGATGCGGTGGATGTACTGCCTTGATTTGTGATAGTTATTTGCTATTTCCCGTGGTGTCATGCGGTCTATAAAATAATTTATTAATATAGCTTCGCAAGTTGACACCCCTTGGGGCATTTCCTTGGCGTGTTTGCCATTAAGGTGGGCAATCGTTGTTACCTTTTTCCATGATTCAAGGCCATCGTCGTGGTTAAGAAACCTCTCTACTTTGGGGCAGGGGTCTTTGCAGGTCTGATAATCCTTGCATATCGGACATGGGTCGAGTGCATATCTTTTTCTTACTTTGGCGCGGTCTGATGATTTGTGAATAGTAGGCATCTTGCGGATTCTACCACCCTTAGCGATATAATCGTTAATTGCCCCATCCATAGGTATTCTTAGGTGATAATGCTGCTATGATTTTGTCTTGAAGCTCACCAATCTCTGCTTCCGCGTTGCCCCACCGTACCGTAAGCCTATTGATGGTGTCTTTTGCATCGGTACCAGGAAGCTGAGAGTTATAGGCTTCCAATAGAGATTTATAATCAGCCCGCAGGCCGTTGCACTTCTCGATATATGAAACTATTAGCGATTTGCTGGTTTCAATTTTATTACGTAGCCCCTCTGTCTCTTTCCATAATGCTTTTTCATGGTAATAGGCTGGTCGCATACCGTTTACATAAGGATCTTGGGCAAAAAGTTCATCACCTTCATAGTAAAATAATTCTTCTATCGTGTGCGTAATTGTCTTCACTTTGTCCTCTTCCCCTCCTTTTCTTTTCGCCATTCTTCAAACTCTTCCGCACGTTCACAACCATTCTCTTGAAAAAATTCTAATACATCATCAATAAATTCTGCGGTTTCAGCGTTGGCAAACCTTCTGTCTACGTCTGCACTATTCATTTTGTCTCCCTTGATGCCTATTTTTCCAAAATTCTTTAAGCGATATTGTTAATGGGATAAATATGTCCATTCCGCGCTCTCCAGTCTTTTTAAATCTTTCACAATAACAGCGGGTACGAAAACATAATCCCCTGCCCCCTTCGTGAGCTATTCTTACATGGCCACAGTTATAACAAAGTTCATTTGGGTAATTTGTCCGGGGCTGTTCCATTTTTCAACTCCTTGATGATTTTTTCGCTGGCATCTGTTATTTTCTGCATATCTTCTACCGAAGTGCCGTGTACTGGTCTACTACGATGTATTCGCTCATTTGATCTCCTCAAAACGGAACGTCATCGTCAACAACCTCTGATGCACTTGGTTTTTCTTCCGGCGGTTCTCCCCCGATCTTCCAAACCTGTATCTCTGTTGAGGTTCGCTTGTTGCCGTCTTTATCGTCCCATTGACGATATGTAATCTTGCCCTCTACTTCAAGTTTATTACCTTTTGCATATTTCGCCAACTCCGCGGCAACATCTCCAAAAGCTACAAGCCGATGCCAGGAAGCCGGACGCTTAACCCATTCCTCATTTTTCTTATAATCATTTGAAGTTGCAAGGTTTACATTTACAACCATCTTGCCATCAGGTAAATACTTAACATCTGGATCCGCGCCTAACCGTCCA